TGCTGTAATATTGACACCAGCTCCAGTTCCTGAAGAAGCTGGAGTGAGTGTTGTTGCTGTAGTATTAGTAGATAAATAAGGTCCAGTTTCTGCAAAATCTACTTCTGATAATGTCCAACTCGTATGTCCTGTTCTTGATAATTTTGAAACTTCGTGAGAACTATGAGTGATGTATAAAACATCTGCTGATTGTGCAAATTTTAAATCTGGTAATTGAGCTGTCGTATAGCTGGTTGTTATTTGATAAATTTTATTAGCAACTCCTCCAGAAGAATAAGCAGTGTAACCAGATGTATCAACATTATTTCCATCAACATCATTTAATTCAAAAGTATTTGTAGTTTTGTTTGCAACTTTAAAAGTTTTAGTATTAACTTCCGTCATTCCTACTACACTAGTTATAATTACAAAATCACCATCGGAATAACCATGAGAAGTGGCTGTAACAACTCCAGGATTTGCTGCTGTTAATCCTGATATAGTTACATTGCTTTCGGTTATCTGACCTTTGTCTTTAAAAAATCTTATATATAAATTTCCAAACTCCAACATATAAGTTTGAGTTGTTGAAAATTCAAAAGGTATTAATCTTGTTTTAGCTGAACTATCTTTAACTTCAGAAATAAATTGAGTGCCAGGTCTCCTTGTAGAAGCTCCTTGTGGATGCACCAACATATTTTCCATTGTTTTACATCCTGAAGAATATTTTTCAAAATCTGTTCTACCATCTAACTTTGCAGAAAATTCTCCTGATACAAAACTACTTAATGCTAATGTCGTTCTTGGCATATTTCTTTTTCCAAATTTCCTTTTGAGTTAAACCTACTTCGTCTTTTTTTTCTTTGGTTCTATGATGTATTTCGTTTGAATTAAATGTTTCAACTAAAGCGTAACGACAGATTTTTTCAGTTCCATCGTTCCATTGAAAATGTAATAAATATTTTCTTTCTGTATAATTTCCAATTACTCCTGGATCAAATGCTGTTAGTGTCATTACAATCTAGCATCAGTAAATTCGTTAGCCTCAACTGTATCCAAGCTATTTTCTGTAGCATCTATAAATCTTGCTTCTCTAAGCCGTTCTTCAGCTCTAGTTAGATAATTATTTGCTAACGTAGCATTGTTTGTTATTGGATATGCTAAATCTGCTGCTAACTGGTGGCTGATTGCCTCTCTTAAATAAGCATCATAATTATTAGGATCGGTATCTAAAGCAACATAAACGAGATACACAGTTGTCTGATTGGTTACTATATTTTTTCCTTCGACCTTATATTCTAAATCAGCAGCTATACTATCTGTAGTTCCATTATGAATTTTCATCACTCGAAGAAAATCACTAGGTAAAGCATAAGCATAAGAAAATTCCATTACTGGAGCTGTACTATTTTGAGCTAATTCAACTCTTTTAATTAAGCAGTTCCAGTTATGACCTCTAAAAACTCTATTTCTAACTGGCTCATATCTTTGGTTACATAACCTCGCATTCTTTGTATCTTCTGTTAATGCTGAGATTGTTGAAGCTCCTATTAAATTGAGAGCAGAATTACAAATATTTACTACTGATGCCATTAAGTTGCCTCCGTTTTAATTTCTTTACATTGAAATCTGATTGCTAATTTTTGTTCAATAATTTTTTCTTTATCTAAACTTGCTAAATGATTGTACGATTGTTTGTATCCTTGAAGAATACAGTCATAGTAATTATCAAATTCTAAAGCTACGACTTTTTCTGAATAGCAAGTTGATTGCACATTAACGAATGAGCAAAGATAAAGTATAATTACATATTTCATTAAATTCTTTTTGCATTCTAGGCGAGTTCCACTCTCGCTTTCCTCACCTAAAATTCTGTTTAAGAAAGAGGCGATTGCTCGCCTCCTTCAATTTGAAACAATGCTTAGTGAACGTATGTCACTTGCAATGTTATATCTCCAGCAGCAGCTGAACCAGCCGCAGTTTCGATAGTTAAAGCTATTCTCAAAGGAACGCCAGGATCTGAACTAAGTCCAGCATCTTCCCAAACGAAATTTGAAATAGCATTTACGTTCCTAACTTCATAAGCAACTTCTGTACCTACTATTACAGCCGATTGAAGAGCTGCTGATGCCGTAGCATAGCAATCTCGATCAATAACTGCATTC